TTATTTTTTTCGTGTTGCATCTCGTGTTGCATTTTTCATAAATGCAATGAATTCTTTTTTAGACTCTTCGGTATCTTCTTTTTCGAATAGAATTAACCAGCTATTATATTTTTCATTATCAATATCAATCTTAGATGATGATTTTGCAGCAATGTTAGAAAAGTGGTCATTGGCTTTTTCATTCATCAATTCCCTGCGATCACTCATGGTATGTCGATATATATTTTTTAATACATTATCATTTTCCCATCCACCGCGAGCCATAATATAAGCATCCGGAATTCCTAGAGCGTGTTGTACGCTAGCGGAGTAATGTCGTAGGTCGTGAAAACGAAAGTGTGGTATATCATTAGATTCCAAAAGGCGATTAAACAAAATGGTAATGGAATGTGGATTGATATGAGTGATATATCCCTTCTCTTTTATACGGTTAATTACAAAATCTGGAAACTCTATGTATCTGTCACCGGAATCTGTCTTAGGCTGTTTTAAATGCCATTGTTTGTCTGTGCCTAAGACAAGAGAGCGACATACATGAATAATATTTCCAGAAATGTCTTTTTTTATATCAATACCGCATATCTCGCCACGTCGCATAGGTCCGAATGCTGCTAACATAATAGGTATCTCTAACTCACTATCTTTAGCGGCTACCATGAGGCGTTTTATTTCGGCATCAGATGGAATATAAAGGTCAGGGCGAACTTTCTTTGGCATAGATGTCTTTTGGGGCAAAATGACACCGTTAAGTGTTAATACGGAACTGATTAGACCGTAATAATTTCGTACTGTTTTTGGTGACACCTTTGCTGAAAGATTTCCAATAAATTGTTGAAGATTAGTATAGTTAATGTTTACTAATTTCGTGTGATATAATGTGGGATAATTCTTTTGCAGACTATTTTTTATATTGTTATATCCGCGTATTGTGGATGGAGAAAGAACAGGTGTCTTTAGTTCAATATAATTCTCTATTGATTTACCAAGTGTTATATCAGCTATACTTGGTATATTATTGTTTTTCTTGTTTAATTTGTGTTCTGCAACTTTTAAATTCAATTCGTCTTTTGTGGATGCAGTAATAGAGACATAGACACGTTTCATTTTCTGTTTCCCATCTGGTAAAAGAATCGGTTTTCCTTTTGAATCATAGACCGGTTCTAAGTGATCATACACTTGTTTTCGCAGGGTCCCACTTGGTAATTCATACTTTTTCTTTCTTGCCATAATATCATCCTCCTAAATCAGAGCATAAAAATGCCCGGTAACTTGTATTTTTACCGGGAGAATGATATAATCCAATTGTTCAGAAAGGTTTATATCGGTTCTTCCGGTATGATTCCGTTACCGCCTCTGTTGGAGCAGGGGCGGTATTTTAATTATTTAATTCCGAGTATTTTTCCGACTTTGTTCCTACGTCCCTGTTTAGTCGTAGGAATACCGGTAGCTTTGGCGATTTTTCTTTTTGCAGATGTAACGCCAGTGGCTTTTTTCCAGCTGAATGATAATCCAGGAATCCCACTTTTCTTTTTAGCCATAATCTCATCTCCTTTCTATATTTTTTCACATTTGTGCTAAGGGTTTTACTTTTTTAACAATTTTGTTGAATATTTTAGTCTTTAAATTAATTCCATAACGGCAATACTGGGCTGAAAAAACACAGCATAATTATCGACCTGTGTACATACACCATATTTACTTGTATAGTAAGTGATGCTGTCATTTAAAAATTCTTCGGTCACTCCAAGAAATTCTGCTGATTCTGATAGACTTTCACAGTGATGCAGATAAGCATCTACGATGCCGCGTAAACCTACCAGTTTATTGTATGCGATAATTCTTCCACGCATCTCCTGTTTACGGTTCTCTACGGTGGATTGATCTAGGATATCGCCGACAGCAGTGTAGTGGTGTCCAAGTTCTTCTGCAAGGACACATTTTTTTTCGATTTCTGTCAGATCGCTTTTTATTGCAATCCGATTTCCATTAATACGTCCCTTATTTGCCCGGAGAGGTTTTTCTTTTGTAATTAAATTATTATGGTCAGCTTCAATTAGTAAATCATCGTATGTGATCAATCATTTCTCCCCCTTAATCGTTTATATAGTATTGTTTAGTGAATTGAGTTAAAAATCATCTCCATTCATAATATCTTCATCGAAATCTTGATCTTCTTTAGAAGAACCGGAGATAGCATGAGCGGCATTTAGTTTATGATTGGATTTTTTTGATACTGTCATAGGAACAATATTCTTTTTATCTGGGTTTTGTTTTAGGCTAGCATCATATTTTTCCCTCATGAACTTATCAGTGGCATAGCATACATAATTCATAATATTTTTATCTAATTCTTCTAATTCATCTTTGGAAATTTTAAAACACCAATGATAGCGTTCACTTAAAATTTCGTATATGTTCTCACTAAGGTTTGTTATTTCATATCCAGCAGATGAAATTAGATTAATAAAATTATGAAATCCAAGTTCCTCAACTTGCTCTTGAAGTTCTTGAGAAGTTACAATATTATTTGTGCGTTCCATTGGAACATCCAATCCCATGAGCCATGTCTCTGAAACATTTAGTGCTTTAGCAATTTTGTAAAGGTTTTTTTGTTTAGGATTATATTCACCTGTGAGATAAGTGCTTATAGATGATTTTCCTATACCAGTTTGTAAAGCTAAATCTATTTGTTTCATTTTACGAAGTTCTAAAGCTTCTCTCATGCGTTGTGCTGTAGTAGCCATATAACCACCTCCATGTAATGATAATATCATGAATGTTCAGAAAGTGCAACAAAAAAGTTCAGAAAAACATATTGACAAGTTCAGAAAAGAAAACTATAATAGAGTTCAGAAACGCGAACGAAAGGAGGCAGGAGGATGGCGTTTGATTATTCTGAGCTTATTAAGCTGATACGATATAAATATGAAACACAGGAAAAATTTGCAAAAGCATTGCATATAGGGCGTGTTTCATTAAGCAAGAGATTAAACAATAAGCTCCAGTTTTCACAGGAAGAAATATTAAGAGCAGCAAAACTTTTAAATATTCCTGAAAAAGAAATACCCCAGTTTTTTTTTAAAGAAAAAGTTCAGAAACACGAATTATGAAAAGAAAAAAATATTAAAAAAAAGTATTGACTTTTTATATGGCAGTCAAAAAAGAATCATATAAAAGGATAAAGGAGGGATGATTATGCCAAAGTTAAAACCCAGTGAACAGGAGCAACAGAACATGAATACCAGAGCGGTTATTGCGTATTGTCAGGAGCGTACAGGAGTTAAAGATGAAGAGTTGGCAAAATTGTTAAGCCGTAGCACTCGAACTGTGCAGAGAAAAAAAGCAGCCCCAGAGACGATGCATCTAAGCGATCTGAGAATATTGGTCAAAGCACTAAAGATGACCAACGAACAAAAAGCGGAGCTGATCGGATTATGAAAAAGACAGAAGATATTATTTTTGCTTTGGGTATGATTGCCTTTATTTTAGCTGTCTGTGGCTATGACGGACAACCTGTGATATGCGGAGCCGTGTCCATGATGGGATTGTCCTCTGCATATTTAGGATACCGAAGAAGCGAAAAAAAGAAAAGAAAATAGCACCGCTAAATTCTTTGGCGAGAATCGGTGCTATTACAACTAAAAATACATAAAGTATTTTTATGTATTTTAGCACAGGAAATCAGATTTGAAAAGGAGATTTTATGAGTTATTACAGGAAATGCGAGGACTGCGGATGCACACTGGATCCCGGAGAGGGACGTATCTGTGATGAGTGTGCTGAAAAAATGCGGCAGAGAACAGACCGCAGGGCGGTGCTCCGTAAAATGATACTTTCAACAGACTATAAACAGATGGAAATGGAGGAATATTTAAGATGATCACGACCAAGATTCAGATCCGAAATCTTTTCGGGATTAAAGAGTATACACAGGATGGAGGTTCGGTAGAACTTTCCGGAAAAAACGGAGTAGGAAAAACATCCGTGATTGATGCTATCCGTTTTGCGCTGACAAATAAATCAGAGAGAGAATATATTGTCCGCAAAGGCGAGACAGAGGGAGAGATCCTGATAGAGACAGATACCGGATTACGCATCAATCGAAAAGTCAGAACTGACAGGGTAGGTTATAAGAGCATAAAACAGAATGGTGTAGAGGTTGGCAGTCCGGAGGCATTTCTCCGTGATATTTTTACACCGCTACAGCTAAATCCGGTTGAATTTATGTCAATGGATAAAAAGAAACAGAATGCCATCATTCTTGATATGATTGAGTATTCATGGGATATGAACACGATCAAGGAATGGTTTGGAGAGATACCAAGCTGGGTGTCTTATGACCAGAACATCTTACAGGTGCTCAATGACATCCAGAGTGAAAAAGGAGAATATTTCATGCATCGGCAGGATGTCAACCGCGACATTCGTACTAAAAGAGCATTTATTGAGGAGATTGCAGCGGGAATACCGGAGGGATATAGTGCAGAGAAATGGGAAACGGCATCTACATCTGCTATATATCACCAGATTGAACAAATACGGAGCGATAATCAGAAGATTGAAAAAGCACATTTACTCAAGGATGCAAGGGACAGCAAAGTACGTTCTTTTGAAGCGGACAGGGAGATCAGCAAATCAGCACTTGATACGGAATTTGATAATCGTTCTCATCAGATAGATAAAGATATCTTAAAACTGGAAGAACAGATCAAAACATTGAAAACCGAACAGGAAAGTCTTGACGGAAAGAAAAAGGACAAGCTGGAAATAATAGAACAGACATATAAGGCAAATGTGGCGAAGTATGATGCCGAAGTTGCTGATTATGCACAGTATCTGGATATGGAGAAAAAGGATGTATCAGAACTGGTGCATGAAGCATTGTACATGGAAGACATGAAAGGCCACATCAATGAGTACAAACGGATGGTTGACCTTCAGAAAGAAGTGGAAGGACTTGCGGAAGAGAGCAGTGAGCTGACACGCAAGATTGAGAAAGCACGCACACTTCCGGGAGAAATCTTGCAGAACTGTACGATCCCGATCGATGGTCTTACGGTTGAGAATGGAATACCTCTCATCAACGGACTGCCGGTAAGCAATTTGTCCGAAGGAGAAAAGCTGGATCTTTGCATCAATGTTTCTATCCAGAAGCCGAACGGATTAGACATCATCCTGATCGATGGAGCTGAAAAGTTAGCATCCGGATTGCGAGAGAAACTGTATCAGAAATGTAAGGAGAAAGGGTTACAGATGATCGCAACCCGTACTACAGATAGTGACACAATGGAGATCATTGAATTTTAGGAGGATTATTTATGAACGAGGTAAGTGTATCGGACGGAAATGTAATGACCAGAAGTTCGCAGACGGAAATGATGATCAGCCGGCAGGCACAGGAAGTGCAGGCAGCTATGGTTATTGCAAAGAAATTTCCACGAGATGAGTATGAGGCAACAGAAAAGATCAAGAGAACGTGCCAGAGGTCAACCCTTGCAGAGCAGGCAATTTATTCTTATCCACGCGGTGGTCAGAATGTCAGCGGACCGTCTATCCGACTTGCGGAAGCATTAGCACAGAACTGGGGCAATATTGATTATGGGATCATTGAACTGGAACAGAAAGACGGAAAGTCGGAGATGATGGCATATGCATGGGATTTAGAATCAAATACCCGTGTGACAAAGATATTCGGTGTGGAGCATAAGCGTGATACAAAAAAAGGTTCCTATGTCCTTACAGACAGCAGGGATATTTACGAAGCCACAGCAAACTTTGGAGCACGCCGGATGAGAGCATGTATCCTTGGAGTGATTCCGGGAGACGTTGTAGATATGGCAGTCAATGAGTGCAGAGAAACACAGAAAAAAAGCTATGGAGAACTACCAAGTCAGGAAAAAATAAAAAAGATTGAGAAGCTCTTTAAAAAAGACTTTGGGGTTACCAAGGAACAGATCGAGAAGTATGCAGGACGTAACATGGGTACTTTCGGTGCAGAGGAATGTACGGACTTGTGGGGCGTGTATACAGCATTAAAGAATGGACAGGCAAAGGTAGAGGATTATTTTCAGACAAAGGAAGAAGTGCCGGATCCATTTGCCAAGACAGGTGAGATGAAGGAATTATCCAAGAAAGAAGCAATAGAAAAAGAAGCCGAGGAGGAATTTGAGAATGCAGTTGACTAGTGAAAATTATTATAGCAAAGAAGCCAATGAAGAGTATCTGTCCGTCAGCCAGTATAAAGATTTTATGGGAACATACGGCAAGCGTGGCTGCGAAGAATATGCCCTTGCCAAGATAGAAGGTACATGGGAAGAAAACATGGAGGATTCTGACGCGCTGATGGTCGGTTCCTATGTGGATGCACATTTTGAAGGGACCTTGGACTTATTCAAAGCAAAACATCCGTGTATGTTCAAAAAAGACGGAGGTCTGATGGCGAAATACCTGAAAGCTAATGAAATGATCCAGAGATGTGAACGGGATGAGGTATTTTCACATTATATGAGTGGAGAAAAGCAGGTCATTATGACAGCAGATATGTTCGGGGCAAAGTGGAAGATCAAGATAGACAGTTATCATCCGGGACAGTGTATTGTGGATTTAAAAACCTGTCAGTCTATCAACAAAGTATTTTTCCATCATGATATTGGATATATGAACTTTTTAGCAGAGTGGGGGTATTACATACAGGGTGCCGTTTATCAGAAAGTTGTGGAGATCAATACAGGTAAGAAACTTCCATTTTTCATAGCTGCAGTGTCTAAGGAGAAAGTACCGGATATTCAGGTGATCGCAGTGGAACAGAATCTGTTGGATGAAGCATTAGCAGAAGTGGAACACAATGTGCCAATGATCCTTGCATTAAAAAATAAAGCAGCAGATCCTACCCGATGTGAATGTTGTGATTATTGTAAACAGACAAGGGTTTTAAAGGCTCCGATATGGTCAAGTGATCTGATAGGAGATATTTAATGAAAGATTCGATTGTAATTAATATGGATTATGCCGGATATGACATCATAGACGGAACACCAAACGTACAAAGACATCATATCTTTGGTGGGACTGCAAACCGCAGACTGTCGGATGAGGATGGTCTTTGGGTACCGTTATCGGATGAACATCATCAGGGAAAGATGAGTGTTCACATGAATAAGGAAATGCGGGTACTTATGCGGATCATCGGTCAGCTTGCATGGGAAAAGCATTATATCGCAGAAAACGAAAATGTAAGCGAGGATGATGCAAGGGAAGCATTCAGAAAAAGATATGGCATTAGTATGCTGTAGGTTGAAACACCTGTGCACTTGAGGGTGTGTACGAAAGAAACTGCTTATCGGTAATATATCACGCCAATAAAAGCCTCTGCCAAATGGCAGAGGGGAAAGGAGCGGTATGGAAAAATTAATGTTTACGATCCTTGGAAAGCCGATCACGAAAAAGAACAGCCAGAGGATCGTGGTCTGCAAGAACAGACCTATGATACTGCCATCTAAGGCATATTTGAAATATGAGAAAGACTGTAAAAAGTATATGCCGGATACAAAACAGATTGATTATCCCATAAATGTCAAGGCTGTCTATTACATGCCGACACGCCATCGGGTAGACCTTACGAATCTTCATGAGGCACTACATGACATTTTAGTTAAATATCACGTCATAGCAGACGATAACTGCAAGATTATTGTAAGCACGGATGGAAGTCGTGTACTGTATGACAGAGAAAACCCACGGACAGAGGTCACGATTACGAAAGCAGGTGGTGTTGTTGAAAATCATTGATTACATACCGGTCGGACATAAGAATGCGGTAACCAGAAAGCAGCTTGTTATTTTAACAGGACTTTCCGACCGGAAAATAAGAAATATGATCCAGGAAGAATGTAACCGGGAACATCCCATTTTGAATATGCAGGACGGAAAAGGATACTTTCAGCCGGCATATGATGAGATGCATTTGGTAAGACTTTACCGGGCACAGGAAAACCACAGAACCCTTACGAATCGTAAAAAGGTATCTGAAATAGATAAATACTTAAAATGCCAAAACAATGAACTGGAGCGTAATCAAATAAGCATCTCTGATGTGATAGGCGGTGGGAAATGAGAGAAAGTGTTGTTTTTTACCGCAGCTTTGCAGAAGCAATCAAGGCTCTTCCAAAGGAGGAGCAGTTAAAGGCACTGTGGGCAGTTATTAATTATGGGTTGGATGGTGTGATCCCAGAGGAACATGGAGTGCATACGGCGATCTTTTTAATGGCGAAGCCACAGATAGATGCTAATAACAAGAGATACCAAAACGGAACCAAAGGTGGCAGACCTGTAACCAAAGACAAACCAAACGATAACCAAGATGAAACCAAACCAAAAGCAAACGATAACCAAGAAATAACCAAAGAAGAACCAAACCAAAACCAAGATAAAACCAAAGCAGAACCTAAGGAAAAGGATAATGTAAAGGAAAAGGAAAAGGTAAAGGTAAAAGATAATGATAATAGTGTGGTGCGTTTCACGCCGCCCACAAAACAGGATGTGATGGACTATTGTCAGGAAAAAGGTTACACGGATGTTGATGTTGAGAGGTTTATGAATTACTACACCTCTAACGGGTGGATGGTAGGGAAAAACAAGATGAAAGACTGGAAAGCTGCAATGCGAAACTGGGCGCGGAAGGATATGGCCGCCAAACCCAATAATACCAACGGAAATAGGTTTTGCAATTTTGAACAGCGCAATTATGACTATGATGCCTTGGAAAAGAACCTCTTGCGGAAGGGAAGTGGTTAGATGAGTGGACGAAAGCGAGGATGTATGCTTGATAGCTACCGTGACAGGGTAGAAGAGCTGCTGGATGCAGGCTGTACCTTCGCCGACATTTCTGACCACATGGCAGAAGAGGAGCAGATCTATGTTGAGCCTACAACGGTCGCATATTTTGTACGCAGCCGTAAATTGTCCAGCAAGGTTACACAGGGATGCAGGAATAACAGGATTGATATACCGAAGTGCGCAGAGTGCGAGTACCGACATCTGGTCACGGACCAGTACAAAAAGCCGAGCATTTATATCTGCACCAAGATATGGGTCAGAATCAATAGTGGCTGCAAGTCCAGTCCGATGAGCTGCCCGAAACGGGATATTGAGAGAGATTGTGGACTATGAAGAAATTAACGGGTTTGAGGGGATTTGAACCCCTCGGTGTCCAAAATACTACTTACACCTTTGCTCCTGAATCAGTGGTTCTGTGCAAACCCACAACCACCTGCACCCGCCGAAACTTTTTGTAATTCTGAAAATATTGTCATAAGTGTACCTCCTGAAAAAATGAATCTAAAACTAAGGTCATCGTTTAGGTTGTACGACCACATGACAGAGCAACAGGATAAAAACATTGTAAGTAATATAGATGTTGGTAAAATAATTGTTTACTACATTATAGGATTTTAAAAGCAAAAATGCAAGAAAGGAGAGCAGGGCTTCCCGGGAAGATGTGCATCGGCTCTCTAAAATAAAATGAGTAATTTAACAGGTGATCAAAAGCAGATAATTCAGCAAATATCGAGAACATTAATGGAGAAAGCAAATGAGCCGTATCTTAAAATGATAGCGAAACATTTGATTGAAAGAGCAAAAGCAAATGAGGATTTGCGAAGTATGCTCATGGACAGCTCTAAAACATTGCAGGAATGTTATGCGTACATCAAAAAAGAAGCAAGGGCGAAAGCAAAGAATGGATGTGCCTGCATAGAGGATAGCGTTGTGTATGGATGGGCGGAGGAATATTACGGATTAAAGACAAGCGTGAAAAAAAAGAACGCGGAGAAGATCAAACCGCCGACGGAGATAGAACAAAAAAGTCAAGCAAAAAGCGAAACAAAGACAGACAATATCCCCGGACAAATAGACCTCATGTCATTTTTGGGAGAGGAGGAGTCAGAGTGAGAAAGAAAGAACTTTTGGAGATTCCGGTCTGGAGAAGAAAGTCCGATCCTGTAAAAAAGACGTATGTCATTGAAGCAAATGTGCTGATACATAAAAGCAGAAAATATTTAGTGCTAGACTTTTTCTACTCGGAAAACAAAGAACCAAGTAAAAGGATATTTTTTGACACAGAAAAGCATTATATCACATGGGATTTTGATACAAAAAAGTGGAGAACCGGAACGATATATGATGTGGCTGGTTGGGGAAAAGCCATAACTGCCGCTGATCATGCAAAAACAAAAATAAACAGCTTTATAAGAAAACAACTGCCGGGGTGTATCGCTGATAATGTATGGAGCACAATTTACAATTATCAGAAAAAAATTTTGCGAGAAAGATATGTAGAAAAGTGTATTCGTGAAACGAAACATATTGATGATTATATGGAAAAGGAAGTGAAAGCTCTTCCGGAAGACTGGTACGACTGGCTACAGGAGTATGCAATGCTTCATTCCAGATACTTATTCTATGAGTACACGGGAAAGAAAGAGCAGAAAGCGTATTGCACACACTGTCATAAGCAGTTTATGTCAAAAGAAGCAAGACACAATAAGCAAGGGATATGTCCATCTTGCAAAACGAAAGCGATCTATAAGTCGTTTGGAAAACAAAAACGCATTGATGATTATGGAAAGGCACTTTTTTTACAAAAGACAAGCGATGGGGGTGTCATGCTTCGATATTTCACACTTCATTCTCAATACAGGATAGAGAATAAGACACTTGCAGAGCGTAAGACTGGTTATTATGAGCTCAAGCGTACTGTTTTGGACAGAAAAGGGTGTCCTGAACAGGGATATGTTTTTGGCCAGTACCGGCAATGGAAAACAAGGTGGTGTGAAAGCGGATGTTATTTTAGAGGAGAAGATACAGCCGTTTATTTTAAAAATATGGATGACATCTTAAATACTTATGGTAATTTATATCAATATTCTGCATTGATGACACTGGCAGAAAGTGGTCAGTATTTTGATTTTTACGAATATCATTCAACAATAACAAAGCAGAATCTATGCAGATATAACACTCCGCCATATAGTGTTGAAGAGTACAAGGCGAGCATTGAAAAATTAATCAAAATCGGTATGTACAAAATGGCAGCACAGGCAATAAAAGGGGTGACAATTATTGATTATACGGGTAAAAATCCAAATAAAATATTAAAACTTAAAAATGACGATATTCAAATTTTAATAAAGTCAAATTGCGGAGAAATGGGATTAGAAGTATTTCACAAATTGAGGAAAAAAGGTTACCGAATGAGCTGTGAACAATTAGAGATGGCAGACCAGTGGGACGATAAGGCATATCAAGGGATATTTGATCACGATATTCAAATCGGAAAAACTTTAAATTGGCTACAAGGAAAATCTGATGATTATATAACAATGTACAGAGACTACCTGAATGGTTGCGTGCTGTTACAATATAGCCTACATAATGGATTTGTTGCTTATCCAAAAAAATTAAGAGAGGCACATGATCAGGTGCTGGACATAATTGAAGAGAGAAAAGCTGTCGAGCAGGGAAAAAAGAAAAAGAGTGAAAATGCCAAGATAAAAGCAATGGAAGAGAAGTTGAATGAGATTTACGGGTTTGAGGATGACAAGTATTTGATAAGGGCTCCGCATGATGCGACGGAAATTATTGTCGAGGGGCAAAAACTTCATCATTGCGTAGGCCGAATGGGTTACATTGAACGTATGGCGCAGGGAAATACGATTATTCTGTTTTTGAGAAAGAAGAGTGATCCAGACAAGCCGTATTACACGATTGAGACATTCAATGGATTAATTCGGCAGGTACATGGTTTTGGAAATATGGATAAAGACAAAAAGGAGATACAGCCTTTTGTGAACAAGTTCAAAAAGAGGATAGCGATTCAGAAAGAAACTATTTTACAGGCATGGATATAGTAATTCTATATAGGAGCAGACCGGACAGCTCCGTTTTGCCTAAGCAGTTTTAAATTTTAGAACCAGATAACAAACAGGAGGATTTTATGAAGAAATGTCCATACGAAGAGAATAAGAGATGCACCAAGGAATGTAAACATGCCTTGACGTGCATCCAGAGAAAGTCGAAGAGGGAAAGGAGCAGGTAAGATGATTGAATGCATGAGGACAGAAGCGAGAAATTTGAGATTCACGGAACAAAGGTGGATTTCGGTTAAATATCATGTAATGACAGAGGAAGAACGAAAGGCAGGAGGTTTTTCTAATGACATTGTATATTATCTCGATTGCAAGATGCCGGATGATGAGCAGGAAATCATTGTGACCGACGGAAGGCATGTGTGGGTTGATACCTGCATCGTGAATGATGGGTAT